CGGTCGGGTGTCAAATCATTTCGGTGGGATTGGTCGATAATCTTTGCTTTCAGATTATCAAAAGTATCTAAAGCCATTTAACACCTCTTAAAAAGAAACCAGCGCCTATTCAGCGCTGGGTTTTTCTACTTTTGGAGCTTCCTTTTTAACTGTTTTCGCTCGCGACTTTTGAACTGGCTCCATCCATGAACCTAGTTCTTTTTTGGAGCCTATCGAAAATTGGTCACCCTCTTTTCTGATAAGCCCCGCATAAAAGCCAAGTCGATTAGCTTTAACTAACATTAGCTAATGCTATAGCCGGTAGCGTAATCGTTTGTGGCATCGATCATGCTTAGCGGTTGCAAGTAAGCGCTAACAGTAACACTTGGAGTTGTGCCCGCAAGCGTATAGCGCACACCAATATAGCGCTCGCTCTCGCTCAAGTCAGTGGGCGGAATTGGTATGATAACCTTATATCCAACTACCAACAAGTCAGCATCTTGAGCTGGTGCAGTAGGTGTACCAGACTCATACACTCGGCGGCCAATCAACTGGCGTCCGGTAGTTTGGGCGGCATCAGAAGCATACTCAACCTCAAAAGTGTAGTCTTCGTCACCTGTGGTCTGATCGGCTGCTACGCCGATATTGAAAACAACAGCCATAGGCTCGCCGTTGCCAATGGAACGATCAACGCTAAGGTCAATCACGTTTGTACCTACCGCCGTAGCTGTAAGCGCTTGGTCATCTGAAAATTGTAATTGTCCGTCAAGAATCATGATTTTCCCCTTAAGATACTGCGGCTTCGGTTTCGGTCAACTGGTCAACTATGCGAACCGGAACGCCCAAGAATCGCATCATTTGAATTTCACGCCCAAATTGATCTAATGCGCTTTCAATGGAAAGTGCGGAATTAGATTTTTCAAGAGCGATTATCTTCAGGTGAGATGCTACTGTGCGGTTAACGTAGAACGCTAAGTTGACGCCGGCTGTTGAAGGTAAACGGTCAATGGCGCGGCTCATCAACTTGATAATGCTGGTAGAAGCTGAAAGCGCTTGTGTTCCAGTTAAACCGATAAGATCACTAATATCAACATTAGGAATACGAACAGCATAGCGCCAGTCTTTAACAACTAGACCATTACACCACTTGTAGCTGTCGATGTAAGCCTCAAAGCGGTCGTTACTAGAATCAAATGCCCAGTCTAGGCCATGATCCTTGTGGATGATTCCCGCTGCAGAGCCTTTAGGGAATACGCCAAAGCAAGACTTGGCACCCCAGCCAACCAGCCATATTGAGCTGTTATCAGAACCAGAACCGCCAGCGCTGAGAATGTTTTGAGCGTTGGTTGCTGAAAGGTCATTGTAACGGTTAGCAAATCCAACGAATTCCTCAGGATTAGCCGCTGAACCGTAGAAAAGCGTTTGTGCCATTTGTTGGCTCATCGCCTCAAGGAAAGGAACCGATTCAGACAAACGGAATTGACCAAGATCGCCTTCAAGCTTAGCGATAGTTTCATCAACTTCTGAAAGCGCTACCAGCTCCGCGCACTGCTCAACAATTTGTGCAGTTGTAGATTTTGACTTAGGGATCCCTTGGTTGGTAAGCCTGTAGTAAGTAGTTGGTAAACCTGTACGGATAGTGGTTTGCTCACCGGTAGGCAAATTACCCTCTTTGTAAAGCATATCCTCAAGAATCATATTCGACTCTGAAAGCGTTTCGATGATGGCAGACGTTTTGCCATCTGGATCGCGCCGCTTGGCCCAATCGTTTAACGTCAATAGATTACCTGCTAGAGTAGCCATTTTTTACGAACTCCCGTAAAACAATTCAACGATAGATTTAGGTTTTTTCTGACCTGGAGACTTTCGAGAAACAACTTTTTTAGCTGGTTTCTTCTTAGGTTTTAACGATGCTTGCTGCTTATTCTTGCCTGCATCAATCAAAGCCCTAATCATCCGATGATCAGTAATTTGTGATAGCGTTTCGCTAGTATGGCCAATGCTTTCCGCGTACTTCATTGCCGCATCAACATCAGCCTTTTGCTGGGCCGCTCCAGTTTTCGGATCATGCCAAGCCTTCATACTTTGAAACAAGATTTTGCCTTCTTGCGTCTGAAGATCCGCATTAGCTTTAGCTTTCGCAGCTTTTGCTTCTTTAATCTTCTTCTGCTTATCAGCTATTTGTCGCTGGCGCAGCAAGTATTCGCTTGTGTCGCCATCCTCTAATAACTGAGCAAGTTCCGCTTCATCGCTATCAATTGAAGATTCAAACCCCGCAATCACGTCCGTAAGCTTTGAGACTAATTCACCCACTTGTTTACGTTCGGCAGCTAGCGCTTGCGTCTTCTTGGTATAGTCGGATTGTCTTAATTCCCCGCTTTCCAGTTCTGCGATTCGTTCAGCGGTATACTCTTTACCATCTATAATAAAGGTATCGCCTTCCTCTTCGCCTTCCTCTTCAGCTTCGCCCAACTCTTCGCCAGTAATATCGGCGGCTTCATCTTCGTCAATTGCTTCTGGTTGCTCGGTTTCGAGTTCTTCAGCGTTCGACTCGGGTACCTCTTGGCTAGGTTCTAAAAGATTATCTAGCATCTTTTTCTCTCATTTCGAGTTCATGTTCTGCAAATTTTCCGTCGGAAAGTATTTGCTCTAACTTATCTGAGAGCTTGTTAAAAGCTTGTAATTCTCTTACAAGCTCCACTAACTCATCATTATTGCCTAAAATTTCTTGACTTTCAAGTTTAGCAATTATATCGCCCTTAATCGATAGCTTTGCAACGCCCCATGAGTGACTATTCAGGATCGTTTCGGCTTCTCGGCCATGCAAAGCTGCTGATTCTAGTTCTTTATCGCTCATATACTAACACTCGGTTTAACGTTGGTTTTGGTGTCAAAGGTATCTAACCTTGAATCATTCGTCAGAAGCGGGTTAGTTGGAATTGCTAAAAGCGTACTACTTTCAGTAGCTGTTAATCCGCTCACACCTGTTTCCGCTATGAAAATTTGGTTGCGCCACACTATATCGACACCCCCACCACCTGAAGTAGCTGGATTTTTAACAGGGTAATTTCCATCTTCTCTAAATATGCGAACATTATCATTTTGCCAAATATTTGTGCTAGTAGCGTTGTCAATAAAGACATTCAACAATGAGCTATTTATTCTTAAGTTGGCCTGGTCTAATGCTGTTAAAACACCAAAAAATTCAGCAATACCTTGGGCCGTTGTTTCATTGTAAACCCACCAACTGTAAAAATCTTTGCCATTAAAGTTGCTAGCAACCGTAATATCAACCTCATCATCAGCATAATCAGCTGAGAATTGCGTGATCGTAGAGCCATCTATACCGTAAGAGTTATAAACCTCGTTATCAGTTTGCGAATCCAAAAATGTAACGCCTGCTGATGTAATAAGGGCCGTAGATTCTAATTCGTTTTTTGCACTGGTTCCACTTTGGTACGTGACTCTTAGGCGTATTGTATCGCCTGATAACGCATCTTGCCCTGCCCCTAATATCACTGAAAGCGACAATCCAGAACCTCCAGAAACTAACCCGTTAGCAATTTCATTAGTTTGAGTTACGTTATATAGTTGGTATCTAGAGCCATCAATAATATTCGGGGCCGTAACAAGGCCTGTTTCTGTGTCGTCCACTGTTATATTTGGCCCGTTATTTACAACTGTCGTGCCTGGCAATACCTTGACAGTAACAGCACCGCCAGAACTATTGCTAACTGTAAGCGTTCCGCTGAATGTAGAGTTTTGTAAGTTATATGTGCCTGATGTAGCAAAATCTATAGATATGCTGCTAAACGAACCATTAATTATTGAGCCGTTTGCAAGAGTCAAAGTACCTGTAGTATTAATTGTGCCGGCGAATGCACTAGCTTTAATCGTAATAGTTGAACCGGCAATTGAGAAAGCACTTCCCGATGTTGCGTCAATCGTTACGTTATAGCTACCCGCATCTATAGTTGAGCCTGAACGCGATATTCCAGTTACTACATTTATATTAGCTAGTGTATTACGAAAAGATTCGAATCTATCATAAAATTTTTGAGAATTTTCTAATGTGGTGTAAGCATCCACTGTGGCTTTATTAGTTTCGGTAATAGAACCATTATCAAGCAAAAAAATGCTTGATGATACTGGCCCGCTTGAAAAATCTATCGCAGGTACGGAAGATGTCAATTTACCGTAAAGGCCGACCGTTAACGTCTTTTCTTGCAAATCATCTTGGTCAGGTGGCGATATATAGGAGGATGTAAAAGTTGTTTTACGTCCAACAAAAACATTTACTTGTTGGTCTATCGTACTTGCAGCAGAGCTACTAGAAAGCTCCACACTATCCGAATCATTATCATTTGTTAATTTTAATATGGCTCCCGAAAAGGGAGAGCCGCTAGAATCTTTTATAATTAGCTGAAACCGCCTTGTCGCAATAACTCTACCACTCCCGTAAATCAAATAATCTGTAGTCCAGTCAAAAAAACTAGGTGTCACCATGTCCTGGTAAATAGTTGTCCTGAACCCGTCAGCATCTGCGTCAGCCCAAAAATGGTTGCTACCTAAAGCTTGACCATCTATTTGCAAGTTTGGCTGATACTCAATAATCGTTACATTATCCTTAAACACTTCTACTTTCTGAACCAAACCTGTGCCGATAGGTGTATTGTCAGGGGATGTAGCCACTAAATTTTCAACAATAGGCGATAATACTAATATCGCAGAATTTATTGATCTCACATTAACAATTGAGCCCGTATCAACCTCAATCCTAAAGTGCGAAGATGTATTTGCAGTTAAATCTACTGTTATTCTATCAATGTTCCATGTTGTTGATGAATCTATATTGGGTGCTGAAATCGGTGACAGACTCAAATCTGCGCGGGTAGCTGAATACGCCCTAAAAACAACGTCTTTCCAGTTGATCACGCCCCCAGCGCCCGAATTAATTGTTTTGATAGCGTTGCCACCATAGTTGACTAAAAAGCCTTTCGTGACTTGGTTGTTTGATGTTACTCCGCTAGTCCAATTTGCGTTGGCCCCTTTGCGTATGATATATCCGCTACCAAAGGTGTACGTCCATCCTGAATCATCGTAATAGCCATCAATAATTAAATCGGCATCAATGTTAATCTGAAACGATCCAGAAGAAGACACGCCCGCCAATCCAGCATTTATTAAATCTTGAGGTGTGTCCCTGTTCGAGCTTGAAGCGCCGGTTTGAGTAATGACGCTCCCTGATTTTGAAAAACTCATAGTTTACACCTTCCCTATAGTTGTTGATTTACCAGTTAACTTGCCGCTCGTATAAGAAAGGGTTGTTGTCACTGTCCAGGTTTGCGATAAATAATCAAACACGTGTGTTATCGTTTCTAGCAAATCATCCACGTCATAGCCTAATGTTTTTGAGTTGTTGGTAATTTCGTCCGTATCAACAAACGTCACACCTGTTAATAGCTCACCCGTATAGATGTAGGTGGCGTCCGAAGCATCAGCCACCATAATCACCAACCTATCAGATTGTGATACCGACAGCGCTTGCCCACCCCCGCCAACAGTCTGAATAGTGGAGCCGCCAGCCAAACCCCACTCACCCCATGAGCCATCGGGGTTTTCAAACCGATAGCGTTTACCTTTGATTTCATGACGCGGCATGGGGCCGGTCTCCCCGTCCTGACCGTCTTTTCCGTCTTCGCCGTTTAGACCATCTTTGCCTGGCAAGCCATCGACACCATCACGGCCATTCTCGCCGTCTTTACCATCACGCCCTGGCAGGCCTCTCGCCCCTGGATCACCTTTATCCCCCTTAGGCCCCTTATCACCTTTAACTTTTTGAGAGTCCACCAAAGAAATAAGGCGCATATCTAAAGCGCTATCTTGCTCCGCTTGCTTTTGCTTTCTAACAGAAACTAACTTTAACTTCTGCCTAGCAGTCAAACCCATTAAATAGCCCTCTGGATCTCTTCATCTGTCAGCTCGGGAAATTCTTTTCTTGCTTGCTGTATAGCTAACGCTCTACGCTGCATTTCATCAAGTACCGGCGTTTCAGGTTGCACCTTCTCTTTAGCTGCAAGCTCGTTGTATTTGAATTCAAGATCCGCAAGCTTTTGAGCGTTCTCTGCTTTTAATTCCTCATTAAATTGTCGCTGGTCTTCCATTATCTTAGCAATTTCAGTTTCTTGCTTTGCTTCCGCTTCGATTAGTTTAGCTTGCGCTCTAGTCGCTTCGGCCTCTGCCAACGGATTAGCTGATTGCTGTATTATCTGTTGCATTTGCATGTTCTGCATTTGCAGTTGCTCAACCTGATATTGCAATAAATCTTCTGGAATCTCTGGGTTATTAAAGTAATCATCAACATTCGCCAGATTCATAGCGCTAACCATTTTCTTAGCGATGTTATAAACCTTCACTTGATCCGATAGCGGTGAGCCTTGTGCGGCTAGCTGTTGGTGCAACATAAATAGCGCTTGCATGTTACCAAGGACCGTATCTTCATCACCTGCACCTAAACCTATTTCAGGTACTACGGGTTGATCATGGAGCCATAGCGCGGGATTGACTGACAGCGGCTTACCTAGCACCTCAATCTCAGTCTCGTTGTCCTGAAAGTGCGTAACCATCCACAGCATACCTTCGAACAACTTTCTATAACCTGTTTCGATAAAATTACGCTGCACAAGCTCAACTTTAGCCTGCCCTGCATCTCTAATACCCTCGAATCGTGTAGCCGTTTCTTTGTGTAGTTTATCGGCGTCAAGTGACTGATTGGCCATTAATGAGCCAGTACGCTGAGCTCGCCTGGAGTCAACGTACTGCATCAGTATCAGATTCTTATCACCAACATACGGCGTAGGCAAAGGCGCAACATGCTCTAATGGATTGCCATCGCCTTTCGTTCGAACTACTCCGCCAATACGATTAGTAAGCAGGTCATCCATGTTTACATTACGGTTTGCCGCCATGCGTGAACTGTTAACCTGATACATGTTCATCATGGTTTGGCGTAATAGCGCGGTTTGCTGATCTTGTATTTCCATGACCGGATCAGCACGACTTAATCCAATCATTTGCCCTGGCAATGGAATAGCGCACAATACAGCGTAAGGCACATGGTCAAATGGCCCGACTTCAAGCACATCACGTCCAACGCGCTTAATCTCGACACGTTCCGCAATACCGTCTCCATCCATATCAACACGCAAATAGCGGGTTTCAAGTTTGCAGAGTTGGCCCGTCCAGTCGTAGTTATTGCCATCAGCGTTGCCGCCCTGATCAACTAGCCGCTGATCGCGTTCGTCATTATCAGATCCTGAGACAATCGCCAAGTCTTTAACTAGCTCTTCACTATAACCCATAGCAATCAAGTCTGATTTTGTCACATAGTCATCATGACCGATAAGCTCCGCATCATCTTCGCAGGTAGCGCCTTTAGTGATTACAAACCGCTCGGGATCAACATAGCGCACAAAGTATTTGCCGCGCGTTTTCGTGATCTT